ATCGCATTGAAATTCCCGCCGTACCTGGCCATCTTCTCCAGCACCTCGGCACGGGCCTTCAGCACCTCATCGATGCCCTTGTTCTTCGCCAGCGCCTTGTAGTAGGCAGCCGATGTGGTGTCGGTGGGGTCGCCGTCTGGGCTCAGCTGCGAGAGAAAGCGCCGCTCCTGGCCGGAAAGGGTGACACCGTACGGGTTCTGGTCGCTGACGCGGCCAGCCTTCTCGCGCTTCTTGTCCTTCAGTAGGTCGTTCACTTGTGCTGCGAACGGCGAGTTGGGGTTCAGCTGAGCGAGGATGCTCTTGGTCTTCTCGATCGCCGTATCGAGATCGGAGGTGTCGACTGTGGGTTTGATCGCTGGCGCGTCGGCCAACTGATCGAGCATCAGCCCGTAGCGGCTCAGCACAGCGTCGATCTGGTCTTGCGGCAGCGTGTCGGCGAGCATGGTGCTCAGGGAGTCGCGAAGCTCGGTGATCTTCTTGCGCTGCGCCTGCTGTGCCTGGTCCGCGTCCTTGGTCTGGTTGTAGACCGACGTGTACTCCGCTGCCGCGACGCCCTTGTAGTCCACGGCGAGGTCTTGCAGCAGCCGGTTCAGGGTCCGCCCAGCCTCGATCTGCGTGTTGAACAAGCCGTCACCCTTGACGAGGTTGCTGAGGTTCAACTTGCCCGTGGACTCGTTGCCCTTCAGCAGGTCACGCAACGTATCGAGCCCGGCGTACGCGGCGCTTTCGGAGTTCTCCAACGCGAGCGCGTCGGCCTGTTGCCGCTTGAAGGAGTTACGCAGTGCTTCCACAGCATCGGCCGCGCCGACCGCGCGATCACGGATCTTGTCATACGCCTCAGCCGTCTTGGACGCGGCGTCTTGGCCCTTGAGGAACTGCTCGCGCATCGAGTCCAGGACCGGAATCAGGTAGCCCGAGTTCTGTCCCGCCACATCGTTGATGCGCTGTTTGAAGGCGTCGAACTGGGCGTTGGTGCCGACAATTGCGTCCTGGACGCGCTTGATCGGCATGTCGAGCTGGTCCCAGGCGTTGAGAGCCTCACTACCCCAGGTGTTTTGGGCCATGCCGTGGAGCAACTTGTCCCAGGTCTCGCTGTGGCTGCCGCTGGTGAACGCGTCCTTCAGCGCGGCCGATACCGAGTCCCTCCACGACCCGACCTTCGCATCCTTGAGGGTTTGGAAGTCGCCGAGGAACGACTGGAACTGTGCGCCGACCTTGCCGCGTACCGAATCATCGACGATGCCACCGGAATTCAGCAGCGAGGCCGTGATTCCCTGCCGGAACTCAACACCGAAGTTCGACCACTTCGCCTGCACGTGGTCGATCGACTTGAGCTTCTCGCTCAGTTCGCCGACCTTCTGCGAGAACAAGCCAACCGCCAGCGTGGCTCCAGCGATGTATCCACTCCACCTGGACATCGCGGTGCCGATCGCGCCGACCGCCGACCGGCTACCCTCCATGCCGCGCCCCTGCGCGAAGGTCTGCATGCTCGTGCCCCAGCGGTCGAACATCGAGCTGAGGGAGCCGATCACTTTCAAGGCGAGCAGCGAGGTAACCAGGCCCTTCACCACCGGCGTGTATTTGTCGAGCGTGGTCAGCGCTTGCAACAACGTGGTGGCGAACGAGAACAGAATCCCGTATGTGCCCTGGACCGCCGGGTACAGCGTGTTCTTGAGCAGGGCGACCGCGTTGCCGATGAGTGTCGACCACTTGGTCCACTCGGCGCTCACGTCGCCGAAGAAGCCGCGGATGTTGTTCTGGCCCGCCGCGCTGCGCAAGTTCGTGCGCAGCCGCGCCAGTCGGGTTTCGAACCGGGACAGCATGTCGTCCCCGCGGCCGGTGATCGCGGTGAAGATGTCCTTCACGACTCCGGCCGAGTCCTTCAGGACCGTGCCGACCTGCCCGGCCTTGGCCATGCCGCGATCGATCAACGTCGCCAGCTCGCCGGAGGCGCGAAGCACCGCAACGCGGTTGTCGAACTCGGTAGCCCAGTCGGCGATTGCGCCGGTCAACCGAGGCAGAAACGCGCCGCCCGTGCTCATCAGGTTCAGCAACGAACGGGTAGCGGGAGCGAACGCGTCACCCAATCGTGTTGCCGCGCGGCCAGACTCATCGAAGAACGTCTTCAGCTGGCCGACCTCGCTCACCAACGAGTGCACCGACGACCGGACGCCTTCGTTGATACCTGTAGCGATGCCGGACAAGCCCGACTTGACCTGCGGCAGAATCGTGCCGCCCAGGTTCTTCATGTCGGTCGCGAAACCCTCGAACAGGTTGTCCTGCACCTGCTTTCGCAGGCTGGTGAGGGTGCCGTCCATCTGGTGGAGCTGCTCCACGAAGGCGCGGGCGTTCGGGCTGAGCTTGCCGAGGGAGTCGATGTACTTCTGTTGCGCGTCGGACTGGTATGCCCGCTGCCGATCGCGGATCGCATCCTGTTGCGCTTCCAGCGCTTTGGTGACCGCGTTCTCGGCGTTCGCGGTGGCGATAGCGACATCGCGGACCGTCTTGCCGCGTTCGGTCTCGGCGTCGCGGACGTTGCCGATAGCGTCAACTACTTGCTGTTTCGACTTGACGACATGGTCATCGCCTTCGACGCCCTTGGCGTTGGCCTCCATCGCGTCGCGCTGGAGCCGCCGGTTGGACGCGATCGTGTTTTCCCGGTCCTGTTTGGCCTGCTCGACGTTGTCCATCGCCTCGCGGTAGTCGAGCCACGTCGCGTCCTTGTTCTTCCACAGGTTGGCGAGCGTCGCCTGAGCGCGCAGATAGCGGGTCTCGGCCTGGTGCTCCGACAGGGGGATGCCCTTGAGGGCATGGTTGTAGTCGTTGATCTTGTCCACCGCGTCGCGGCGAGCCGTCGACAGGTCCTTCTGCGCCTCCGCGGCCGAGCGTTGCGCGTCCTGGACACGCTTCTCGGCGGCGGCGATCTTGTCTGCGCCGTCCGAGCGCGTGATCGCGGCGTCGCGCACCGCGTCGCTGACGGCCCGGTCCGAGTCGCGGACCTTGCGCTGCGCGTCGGCCACCTTGTCGGCCTGGGTCTGAGCCTGCAAGGCGGTCTGGTGACGAAGGTCGGACTCGGCCTTCAGCGCATCCTTCACGCCGACCGCGCCGACAGCGATCGTGCCGACAGCAGCAGCTGCGGCAGCCGCGAGCGCCGGGACGACCGCCAGGGCGGTGCCCATCCGTGTAATCGAGGCAACCACCGGCACCAGGTTCACTGCACCGACCCCAGCCAGCGCCGCGCCTGCGCTGACCGCGATCGTGGTGACCGAGGACAACATCCGGCCGACGAACAACAACTTCTGCGACAGCGCCTCGGCGGCCTTCTCCGCCCGCGCATCGATCCACTCCGACGAGCGATGCAGGATCGGCATCTCGACACGGCGAACCAACGCGCCCTGGCTACGGTCGAACCGGTTGCGGGCGACGCCGAGCAGAGCGCTCGCGTCGAAATGGTCGTCGCGGGCGTAGCGCTGCATGGCTTGGGCGTGGTCGAGCCGCTCCCTGGACCGCGTCAGCTTCCTGACATCGGTTTCGCCGCGGTCGAGAAGCTCCCGGTGTGTCTTCTCGGCCGTAATCACGGCCGTTGTCGCGCGCTCCACGTTCGCCCTGGTCCGTGCCAGGGTTCGCTCCGCCGATTCCAGGCGTGACGCTGACGCCAAGGCAGTGCTGATCGCGTTTCGGTCGCCGGACAGCGGCAGATCTTCGACCATCCGGCCGCGAAGCAAACGCTCAGCCTGCCGGGTGACCCGCAGCTGCGGACGATCCGTCCACGAGTACACATCGGCGTGCGGTGTACTGCGTGCCGCGATGGCGGCAATGCTGGCGCGAGCGGTGTTCAGCTGCCGTGTGATCCGGTCATGGACCTGACGCATCTGCACCGTCAGATCTCCAGCACCAACCAGGTTCGTGTAGGTGCGCCGCGCGAGGTCGCGGTCGGCGGTGACCTGCGCGCGCCGACCAGCGACCATCCGGCGCACGTCGCGGTGGGCGTCGAGCTGACGCCGCGCCTGGCCGAGCCGCTGCTCGAGAGCAGCCGAACTCGCGCGCCCCGCGAGGAGGGCGGGGTCTTCGCGGAGCTGCCGCTGAAGTTCGGTGATCCGCCGCGAGCGGGTGGAGCGGGTCAGTGGCTCGCCGAAGCCGCGGCCTTCCGCGGCGGCACCACGCAGAGTGTCGATCTCCCGCGTGATCCGGGTAATTTCCCTGCGCCACAACGCATTCAGATCGGCGGCGCGTTCGCGCATCAGGGCGGCGACGCGAGCCTCGGTCTTCTCCACGGCGCGGTCGGCGGCGGCGAAGCGACGGTTGTAGCCATCCAGGCGACGCGACGCCTCGCGGTAGTCGGCGGCGGCCTTCTGTTCCACGGCGCTGAGCGGGCGCTGCGGCGAGTACCGGTTCGTCTCCCGGTCGGCGGCCGTCTCGTTCACACCGATCCGGCGCGCCGCCTGGCGGTTGGTGCGCCGCTGTTGCTGGCGGTACGCGTTATCGAAGTCGCGGGCGGCTTCGCGTCCGGCCCGCGCTACGGAGTCTCGATCGGTGCGGACCTCGCCGCGATAATGGACCGTCCCGGCCTGCCTCTGGGCTCGAGCCCGCGCTTCGGTGACGGTCCTGTCTCGTAGTGCAACCTGCGCGTCGATCGTGACGGGGCCGCCAGCGCTCGCTTCTTTCCGAGCCCTGGCGACCGATGCGGCGTCGATATCAACCGAGACCGGAATCGACTTCCCGGCTCCGGCAATGGCGGCTTTAATCTCGGATTCGAGCTTCTCTTTGAAGCCGGTCAGGTCGGGGCGGATGACGATTTTGGCGACGCCCGCTGAATAGCTCGTTGCCATACCTATCCCCGATCCATTTTCTCAGAAACCCATCTCTGCCAGCGTTTCGTCTACCGCCGACCTCTCACGTATTGCTTTCTCTCGATCGACCGCGCTCACCGGGCGCGGCATCGGCTTCACCTTCGGCGGCGTCTTGCCGGGCGGCATATTGACCGCGATCACGGTGGTGATCAACTGCTGCACCAGGTCACAGACGGACAGCAGCAAAAATGAATCGATCGAATAGCCCGCCGACGACGTGATCAGAGGCAGCCCGTCAGGGGCCGCCCCACCGTCGTCGTCGAATACTTCCGCGCCACGTTCTTCCCTGACACGGAGATCGAGGATATGTTTGGCCAGGCCCTCGTCCATGTCCAGTGCCGCCTTGTAATGGGAGCCCGGCGGTAGGCGCTGGAGGAATCGGTAGAGCCGATGCCAGGAATGGACCCCTCGGAAGAAATCCAAGAGGTCCACATTCCAGTAGTGGAACAAGTCCCACTCGATGGCCTCATAATGCTCACAGACGAGCGTTATGAGGCCGACTCGCCCCCCGGCAGATCATCCGCCCCAGCATCGGGGACGGCATCGAAGTGCCGATTGATGTCATCGATCAGAGCCATAGCGACATCGACCGGCTCGTCACGAATGGCGTCCCACACGACCGGGAATGCGTCACGGCCGACCAGCGCCAGAATCATCGGCTCCATATCGCGGATGGCGATACCACCCCGCGAATCCAGCATCGACGCCAGCGCGAGCGAACGTTCCAAGGTGTCGGGCGCGGTGATTTCGACCGGAGGATTCGCGCCGTCGAACACGTACGGATCGGGTGCGCTGTAGTTCTTCTTGGCCTCACGCTTCAGCGCCTCCCAGCGAGACACCGGCTTCGCAACCTTCTTGGCAGCCATAGATTTCCCCTCTATTCAGTTGTGCAGACTTCGATTACTTGCCGCGCGATTCTGCGGCGGCGTTGTCCTTAGCAGGCGGTTCAGGTGGACTCATCGGGGCCGCTGCGGCGGTGAAGCCAGCGTCGGCGGCGATGGCCTTCCAACCCGGGCCACCGAAGATGGTCCGGATCGCGTAACCGGCAGTCTCGTCGATAAAGGCGCGGCCGGTGATGTCGTATTCGATTGCGTTATCCGCGTTCCACTTCTGCTCACCCACCGAGGTCACAGTGAACTTCGGAACTTCCTTGATGACCCAGATCCGATTCGCGCCCGCGCCATCCACCGTCACGAACAGTGCCCGATGGTAGGTGATCGTAGGCTCGGTAGGGTCAGCGAATCGCGTTTCACCGGTATCCTTGTCGAACTTGACATTCGACAGGTCGGCGTTGTGATACAACTCCAGATTCAGCTTGTGCGTTTCGAGGCCGGTCCACTTGATGGTCGTCTTGCGCGAAACCACGTCCGTGCGGGCGGGTTCCAGCAGACCCCACGCGTCGACATCCTTGGTTTCGGTCTCCGGCGTGAAAGTCGGCGCATTCTCCTTCGAGATATGACCGATGCTCTGGAAACCCGCGGCCTTCAAATCGACGAGATCGCTGGTCACGCCGCTAAAATAGGAAGCTGGGAGCGGAGTGGCGAACGGCGCGAGCAATACGGCACCAGCCAGCGGCTTGCGGATCAGCTTCTGCTTCAGACCTTGGACAGTGGCGAAATCGGTAGCACCCGCCATGGAAACCCCTATATTCAGTTATGTATTCAGTTGTGTATTCAGTTGTACAAGCACATTCCGCCGCCGGAGCGGCGTCACCCAGCCGGGATCACCAGATTTCCCGGAACGACACCCAAAACGCCATATCGACAAACCGATCGTCGATATCGAGGTCCTGCTCTTGGTTGTTGCCGATGATTTCCTCGGTGGAATCGATCAGCGCCCCGCCGACCTCGGTGGCCCCCGCCGCGCGCAGCCGCTGACGGACCTTGGCCGCCGTCGCCCACGCCTTGGGGCGAGTGGCATCGACCACGCAGATCGACATCATCGCCCGGTCCGTGATGCCCTCCGAGTCGATGCCGCCGCCGGAGCGATGCACACCGATCAGAGGGAACAGGCTCGACCACCGGCCGCCGTCCGGTAGCGCCGTGCAGGCGTATCCGAGGTCGTCGAGCAGGGCCATACACACCAGCTCCGCGTCCGGGAAGCCCGCCATCAGCTGGCCCCCATGATGCGGATGATCTCCTGCCAGGTGCGTGACGCCTTGGTTTTGCCCGGCCGTCGCTGACGGACCGTGCCACGCTTGGTCAGGTTGCGGGGGGTGTCCCTCGCCGCCATACCCCGCCAGTTGCGGCGACCGAAGTTCACGGCCGCCGAATACCCGGCCTTCGCCTCCACGTCAGCGACCCAGCGCGGCGACGCGGCACCCAAAGGCCCGTCACCGGAATCCATCAGGCGCATCGAGATCGCCGCCGAGTTCGCCAGTTCACCGGACTTGCGGGGCGCGCGAGCCTGCCATAACCCCACCGCCTTCACGCCCACCCGCTGCACTGTCGCGCGCATCTTCGGCCCCACCAACAGTGCCGCAATCGCTGGATTCGTCCAGCCGTTGGGCGAGCGCGTGCCGTAGTACTCGAAAGTGTTCTTCGGTGCCGCCATTACCCACTCACCTGCCGCAGAGTCGCCACCACACCCGCCCGGCCACCCGGTGTGGCCGCCTTCCACCGCTGCGGCTTGCCTTCCACCGCGTACACACCACCGCCGGGCAACTCGGCCTGATCCGACGCGAGCACATCCGCGCCGGGCCCGAAGTACGCGGTCACGTCATCGACGATCGTGTCGCGGAAATCGATTGCCGCCGAGCTTGTTTTGGTCCGCGTCCCCGAGGGACTCAACAGCACGTTGTGTTCCTCGTGGTGTGCGTCGAACTCGGTGTCGCCGAACTTGTCACGGCCCGTCCGGCGCAGGATGATCACTGTTTGCCCGGTCAGCACGTCACACCGCCAACCAGCGCGGGCCGCCGACACCGATCACTCCCACCCGCCGCCGACGCCGGAACAGCGCCAGTTGATCGGCGGTGAAGTAGATTTCCTCACCCATCGCCTCGGATCGGAACGTCACCTCGAAAGGCCCCGACCGCTCCGAGAGCACGCCCGCCGGGTTCCGCAGCGGGCGAAGCACCGCGTCACACACCACGCGCTTCGCGTTCGCCAGCGTGATCGTCGGCAGCCCGCCGGTCCCTGCGGCCAGCGCGGGAACCTCGGTCTTCAGCAGCGCCTCGGCGTCGGCGATGCGGGCGGTGACCAGCTTCTCCTGTTCCGGGGTCAGCGCGGCACCGAACCGGTCGGAAACATCTGTGGCGGTCGCGAAATCGCCCACTATGCCGCGTCCTTCACTACAGGCTTACGCCCGCGGCGCGCCGCGTGCGGCTCTCCCTCGTAGACAGCGCCGTCCGGTTCCGGATCGGGGTCGTCGTCGCGGTGCGCCCACACGGCAGGATTGGTGATCGCCTCGACTGCCCAGTTCGGCACCTGATCGCCGGGTCCGAAGATGTGCGTGACGTTCCTGTCGTCCTGCACGTGCACATATGTATTCAGTTGTGACATAACCTATTTCCCATACTCGGGCGAAGAAGAGTCCTCACCGCGCCGGGGGCGACGTTCGTGATCCACCGACAGCAGACGATGAGTGCGATGTCCCGGCCAGATGATTGCCCCGCCGTCAGGCGACGGTGGCCACCATCAGCGCTTCCGGCTTCTGGAGCACCGGCAGCAGCAGCGAATCGACGAAGGTGCTTTCCTTGTACGGAGGACCCGACTTGGTCACCACGCCCACCAAGCCCGGTGCGTTCTGGAAGCTCATATCGGTCTGCTGAGCGCTCATCAGTTCCATCGCCGTCGCCGTGATACCCCACGCGACGAAACCCAGATCCGCCGGATTCGGCGGCAGGAAAATGACCTTTCCCTCCGGAATCACGCGGGTATCAGTGCCCTGGACATTGATCACGGTGTCATAAACGTCGGCGATACCCGGCAGGTTGAAGTCATCCAGCACGGAATTCACCACCGAGCGCGAGACGATCTGCGGCGTCCCCGAGACCATCTGATTCGCGTACGATTTGAACTCCGAGTTACGATGCAAATAGCCAGCGGTCTTGCGGGAGATGATCATGCCGCCGGGCGCGTACCCATTCACGGTGGTGTAGTACTCGATCCACGACGTGATATCGGTCACGACCTTCGCGTTCGCTACATCCGACCACACGGTAGCCGGGGCCACAAAATTGCCCGCGGGAACCTTGTAATCGGCGGTCAGCGAGACGCCATTCTCGTTCAACGTCATCTTGCCTGTGGACAAAAGCTCACCACGTGCGACCTCGACCCTGTTACGGATCGCGAGGACACCGGCCTCGATATCGTCATAGATCGCGTTGGTGATCGCTTCCAGATTGCCGCCCTGCTGGCGCATACGCTCCAGCTGAAGGCGCTCCAACTCACCCTTCATGCCCTGCACGGAAATCGGCAGCAAATCGACTTCGCGAGTATCGAAGGTGTCTCGCTCGAGCTGCGGAATCGACCCGTCGAAGGTCCGGAATTGGGCCGTCCTGTTGACGCGGGTCACATTCGCCAGGCGAATGGTCTGCTCCTGCACCAGCTTATCCGGGAGGAACTGAGCCAGTTTATGCTCGCTCGGGGTCGGAACCTCGCGAGCGAAAATGATGGTGTCGTCCGGAACCAGAGGCCCATCGAAAACCAAAGCCATGGAAACTCCTATATTCAGTTATAAAGACCAGCGGCCGGACGGCTAGAAGAACTTGAACCAGGACAGCGCGGTCTTGGCCTCCGCATCAAGGCCCGAATTCGCCGGGAGCTTCGTTTCCTTGATCAGGCCGATACCCACCCACAGCGGTGCAGCCTCGCGGCCCGCCGGATCGGTCGGGGTAAACGTGTTCCACAGAAATCCCGCTGGAACCTCTCGGCCATCGGTCGCATTCTTGTCGTACGGGCCGTACAGGCCCTGATTCGGGCCCGCCTGAGTGATCTGCCCCAGAACAATGCCCGAGGGCAGGTATCCCTTCGGGTAGTGAGTCGCGGCGGTGAACTTGGTCATGTCCAAGGTGACGTTCACTCGGCCGCGCTGCTCGCTCTGATCCCAGAGAACCCACACCCGAGCATCGCCGTATCGAGTGCCGGTCTGCCGCACCGCAATATTCGCCATATCAAATCCTCTTCAGGGAAAGCACTGTTCGGTTATTCCTTCGGCGTCCCGAAACGCCGGGCGGCCTCCGCGCGGCCACTCTCGCCGCGCCGGGTCTTCGTTTCGCCGCCCTGTCCCTGTCCCCAATTCGGGTGCCGCTGGCCGTTCGGCGGTGGGGTCGGCGCGGCCGCGGTGGTGCCGTACATCTCACGCAGATGGTCGACGACTTTCTCGCCGTTCAGCTCGCCGTTCTCACTCAGGAACGCGTCCGCGTTCGTGGTGCGCAGCCAGCCGTTCAGCTTCTTCTGGTCGGTCAGGACGATGCTGGCGTACCCGCGCAGCTCAGCCTCCCGCAGCTTCGGCAGCAGCTCCTCACGAGCCTGCTGCGCCGCTTCGGCGCGGGCCGCCTCGATGGCGTCGGCATGGGCGCGTTCCCCCTCGGAGAGTCGTTCGCGCTCCAGCTCGGCTATCCGATCCTTGAGCTTCTGGGCGTCGTCGGCCGTCACGCCACCGCGCAGCGCCTTGGAGGCGTCCTCGTGTCGGCGGCTCTGGTGCTTCCAGTACGCCAGCTGCTGCTCGGTTGCCATCTCCGCCAGCGGCGTCTCCGCCGGAAAGCCGTGCTTGTTGATCTGGGCAGCGGTGTCATTGTCGGTGCCGAGGACGGGGTCGGTGGCCGTGCCGGTCTCCGAAGTGGCGCTCGCTTCTGTTGTCGCGCTGGTCATCTGGTCAGTTGCCATATTCAGTTTTCCCTTGCCGGGTCATTCACGATGCATCGAAGGCCGTGCCGGACTTCGATCTCTACTGCTTGCCGCGGAGAATCGCTTCGTAGCGGGCGATCTGCCCACGCTGGTAGGTGACCGGCTGCGAGCTGTCTGCGAAACCGTTCGCCGTGTTTGAGCGAGAACTTGGCGCATCAGCGGCAGCTGCCGCTGTGCGACTTCGTACTGCTTCTCGAACTCGTCCAAGTCCACCGGAGCAGCGAAGCCAGTGGTGCGCGGAACCGTCTGTCCGCGCGTTTTCGGGACCAGCACCGCCTGTAGTTCGCCGTGCTGATCAATCCGGTATCGGGTGCGCTTCAGATCCGATGCGTAGGTGCTCGTCGCGTCCTGGTACAGACGCTTCAAGTCGTCGTCGTTCAGTTCCCGGCCGGGATCGCTCGCGCGAGTGACCGGCATGGTTTCGCAGCGGCACCGAGCATGGATCGGCTTCAAATCCTGCACCCTATAGATACGGTCAGATGCCGCGACACACAACCCGCACGAACCGGTTTTCGACACTTCGGGATGGATCACGCGCCGCCACCCGATGACCTTCTTGTTCTGTCGATGCGCTTCGCGCAGAATTTGCGTCTCGGCCTCGCGTTCCGCCAGCGTCAGATTGGTCTCAGCAATGATTTTCACACGCTCCACCGAATTCGCAAGAGCATCGTCGAACGGCGTGCCCCTGGCCACCTCGGCACGTAATTGCCGCGCCGGACGCTGGAAGACCTCTGCTACCGCCAGTCGCTCGGACCTGCGGCCGTTCGCCGATACCTGCACCGGCCGACCGAACTGGCCCGCCACCCCGTGCGGGAAGGTCCGCACTTCGGCGGGCACATCCGGCATCCACCCGTCCAGGTCGACATCCAGCTCCGACAGATAGATCATCTGCGCGGCCGTGGCCATCGACACCATCGCCTGCTGCGCGGTCGCCATCAACGGGACGGCCTGGTCGACGAAGTAGGACACCTGGTCGTCGTCATAAGGGTCGGTGAGCCTCCACCAGACGTCCAACCGGTCCAGCAACAGCTGCTCCAGCGTGTCCCGGCGAGCCGCCCGCGCCTGCACCATCCCCAACAGCGCCGAAGTCATCGTCACGCCGCCTGACCCGCTGTCCCAGCGCTCGCCCGTCCCACCGCCCGGCCTGGCTGCCGGTCCCGCGCCTGCGGGGAACCCTGGCCCGCGGGTTGCCGCTCGCGCTGGTCCTGCACCTGCTGCGGCGGTTGCCCGGCCTGTCCGGTCACAGCTGTGGGGATCGCGAACGCTTGCGCGGCCAGCTGTTCCTGCATCAGCTCGGCTTCGTTCAGCTTGGCCTCCGCCGGTGTGAAGGCCATGAACTTGATGACCTGACGCTTGCGGGACACCACGCCGCGCGTCTTGGCGACCGCCTCGGCCTGGGCGGCGATCCCGTCTCGGGAGATCGGCTTCCACAGCAGCTTCACGCCCTGAATCCGGTTCACCTGGCCCGCAAGAGTGAACGCGATCTTCCACGTCAACGCCCAGGGAGCGGTCATCCGCGCCTGGCGATCGAACACCTTGTCCTCCAGCGTTTCCCGCATCAGCGACGCACCCTCGGCCGACCCGTTCGCGGCATCCGGTGTGATCACGTGCAGCGGAGTCCGGGTGGACGCGGCGAACTCCTTCACGTCATCGCGGATGGCGGTGAGCTGCGGCACCAGATCCGCCTGCCCCGACTCCCAGAAGTCCACATCCGGCGGCACCAACCACAACGCGCCCGGATCGGCCGTGAACAAGTCCTGAACATCGGTATCGGCCACGCGACGGATGAAGGAGCCGAGATCCTCGTCTGGGCCCGAGAAGTCCGCACCACCCTGCAAATCGCCCTTCACCGCACGCTGCCGGAAACTTTGGTACCACTGAATGACAATGCGCTGAAGAACACCATCCATGATGCGATCCAGCAAATCGATATTCGGCTCGAACTCACCCAAACCGAATTTATTGTCGAACCTGACCGCGGGAACACCACCGAAGATGTCCAAGTTGGCCAGCGAGGTCTGATTCGTCAACGTCCACTCATCCGAACTGAACGTATTGGTGTACATACCGGGGTCGCGGCGGAATTCGTATTGCACCGAGTTCACATACAGCTGACCGACCTGCTGATCATTGATCTCGTCGTTGAACACCTTCACGAACGCCTTCAACCGGCGTGGATACGTCGGATCGGGAATACCCAGAGCGAAGCGTGGATTCTCAGCGGTGATCATCGGCATCGCACCCTGCACGCCCGCGAGCGGAGGAATCACCAACGCATATGCCTCACCGAAGAGATACATGTAGGTTTGCAGGTCACGCTGCATCGCCTCCCAGCCCGACTCCTCACCGATCTGTCTCGCGATATCGTCGCCATCGACATCCGCGTCCGCATCGGTCAATACGCCGGTCAGCACGGACTTGTCCGTCATGACATCGACGCTCATCGCGGCATAGTTGTTCCTGGCCTTGCGCAGAATTTCACGGAACGTCTCCCGGTACTTCTCCTGCACGTTCGGCAACGGCGGATCGCCGATATAATAGGACCAGGCCAGGTCCAGACGTTCCCGCCGGGTCTTCGGCGTATGCGCCGTGACCGCGTTCCGCTTGTCCTTCAACTTCCGATCGAAACGCTTCACCAGAAATTCGAACCATTGCTCCGGCGCCCATGCAGCCGAAGCATCAACCGCCGTATTATCGGCCATACCCGTCACCCATTATCTAATCCGCACCACAGCGCGTGGTCTCCGTGGAAGCCCTATCCCCTTCGCCACCGCATCGAGGCGACACTGCCACGCGAGCGTCGCCGCCACCGCAGCGTCGATCTTGTGCGGCGAATCGGGCCTTTCCTTCATGATCTGAACACCTTTGGTAGTGGAGCGTCGGCGGGCGTTCAAGATATGGGCCGACAGCTGGAGATCCCCGGTATGCCGCATCTGCTGGTCCAATATCGCGTTCTCGAATTCAGCGAGGGCCTTCACGCTCTTATAGGCCCGATCGCCGGTCATCCACCATTCGATCGGATGCGCCTGCGTGGATTTCACCCTCAAGCGAGGGCCGTATTTTGCTTCCCAACCCGCGATGGTCGACTCCCACCGAGCAGGGTCGGCATAGAAGCCGACCACGGCATACGTCTGGAACGCATACTGCACCGTGGCCTGCACATCGTGCTCCGGCACTTCCCAACCGTCCTTGTAGAACTGGCCGGGGTCCTGCTCCCAAATCTTGACCGGCCACACCAGGCCGTCCGAGACCCGACAGGCAATCAGAGCGGTAGAGTCCGTGACGCCTCGGCGACGCTTCCGGGAACCATCGAAGCCCAGGACAATGACATCCCTGTCCTTCGCGGGCTCGATGACATGCACCTGCGGCCCACAGGAATCCCACTGATATTTCGCGACCCACGCGCCCTCGGCCGAATGCTTGGCGTTGAACCAGTAGCGGTACGAATCAGCTACATCGGTACGCGGATCGAGAATCGCATCCACATAGCCGGATATGTCGTTCCAGGACGCACAGTCCCCATAGGAGTCCAGCAGCGCCGCCCGGATCTTCTCCTCGTCCTCCAGATCCTCCGGCGCGATATCGCCGAAGCGATGATCGAACAGGGTCCGGGTGGGCTTCTTCAGCTTGCCGCTGCGGTAATCCTCGATGACCTGGTACGTGTCCTCGGCGACCGACTCCTCGCCAGGGTTGTACATGGTCGTGGTTTCCAGATAAAACGTGCCCGCACTCTTGCGCCGCTTACGCAAATTGCGCACCAACGTCTTGTGCATTTGCTTCAATTCGGGCCGGTTGTACAAATGCGATTCGTCGAAGATCACCAGCGTCTCTTTGCCGCCGTCCTTACTCGCAGAACTTGCGGTAGACGGTTTGATTTCACCGCCGCCCGGGACCAGAATCCGGGACAGGCCAGCAGAGTCCTTGTGCTCCATGGCCACCGCGAGCGGACCGTCGGTCACGTTGACGTAGATGGTGTCGTAGACGAGGCCGGATTGATCTTCTTCGGTTGCGCAGCAACGGACTTCGGGACTGTTGACCCGCTTGCCGATCGGTTCGCCCGGCGAATACGTGTAGGTGAAACCGGTCCCGTACGGGCAGGCGAACACCTCGCCGCCCTCGGCGTACCGGTCGAATCGCGAAGGCCCGAAGGTATCGAAAAGCGCTATGAGAGCGGCGATTTCAGACTTCGCGCACCCCTTCGGACGCGACAGGAAACCCGCATCGTACAAGCGGGAGCCGTCTTGCTCGAGCGCGTACAAGTCGACGATGAACGCCGCGTACTCGTCCACCAGAGCGACCGGCTCGCCAGCGATGTCGCCGGAGCCGTGGATGGTCAACGCCTCGATCCACTCGATCGCGAGCCAGCCCAGAGACAGCTCCCGATCGTGCTGCGGGAGCCGAATAACGTCGTGCGGCATCTCGCCCCGCTACGACGCCGAATTCATCAGCCGGGCGCGGCGGGCCGCGGCCATCGGAACGACCTTCTCCCCCGGCGACGCGGTCACTTCGGCCTCGTCCTCGACCGGCTTCACCCGGATACGCGCACGCTGCATATCCAGCTCGGTCAGACTCAGCGCCGAACCCAGCGTCGCCACGATGGCTTTGAAGTTCTCGCTGCCGGGACGGCTGAGGTACCGCTCGATCAGCGGCAGCGTCATATGCAGGGTCAGCCACGTACCCGCGCCGTACGTGCGGGCCTGCGGAAGCCGGGCCAGCTGCTCGTAAATCGCTCGGCCCCGGGAGCCAACATCGATCCACTCGGGAATAGGCGGGACCGAGCCGTCGAATGGTTCGTCGGGCAGCTCGGTCCAGCCGTCGCCCGCGATCAACGGATCTGCATTCCTGCGCGCTCGTTCGTGCGGCTGCTTCGGGGCCGTGCCGGGTCGCCTACCTGCCATATTCAGTTGTCCTTGTCCCTGTCGGGTTCGCTCTCCGTCCGGCTGCCTGTAGGCGTCTGCCTGACGTTGCGGAAAGCGGAGGATTCGAACCCCTGGCGCAGGCGCGCCCGACCCGCTTTCAAGGCGGTCCCGCGACCGATCGCGGTTCACTTTCCGGAGTGACCTGTGGGACTCGAACCCACTTATCCGGGATCACAACCCGGCGCCTCAACCGGTTCGGCCTAGGCCACGGTCTGGATAGAAGGATTCGAACCTCCGCCATCCTGCTCCCAGGGCAGGCGCTCTGACCACGCTGAGCTATATCCAGTAATCAGAGTCCCTCTGGCACGATTCGAACGTGCACCGCGCGCTTTTTGAAAGCGCCGCCTCTGCCATTGGGCTACAGAGAGAAATGCGCGTTGTTTTCATCCGCCACTCAGACACACGGACAGGTAGACGCGCCCCTACCTCATGCAAGGACGACAGGACTCGAACCTGTAGCCTGTGGTTTTGGAGACCACCGCTCTGCCGATTGAGCTACATCCCTATGCGTGAGTTGCGGAGGCCGGATTCGAACCGGCGGCCTTCTGATTATGAGCCAGACGAGATACCGAACTTCTCTACACCGCATCGTTCAACCACAAGGATATGGCGCTTATTCAAGCGCGCAAGATGATGGTCCCGAACGCCCATCACAGCAGCTACTGTCGCGATATGACCACATATGTCGATGATGTGATCTCCTGCCTGATCGAACAGTGGCACGACTCCAACGACGACCGCACCGCTGCCGAATAGTTAGGAATGTCCACCATCGAGTACGGGCGCTGGACGGCAGGACTGATGACAGGGCACGAACTACAGGATTGGGCAGATCGGCGCGGCGTCAACCTCGAAGACACTGCGGAGGACGCCCTATAGATCCGATCACCCACCCGAATACCGAAGCGGCCATGCTGGAATCGGCACTAAAACCCCAGCAGCGGCAACACAACGCCGAGTATTTTCACGACACAACCGCCGATTTCGACAAGATCAGCAACATTCATAACAACCCCGGATGCTTCCGTTTGTGATCGACATGGATTGCAGCGGCCCGGCGGCGGTGAGTACCCTCACGGGCCTCGCCCTGGGTCTTCTTCTGATGGCAGGAAACACACACCGCCTGAAGGTTGTCGAGCCGATCAGAACCCCCACGCGCAAGACCCACTTGGTGATCCACTTCCGACGCCAACCCCAAGCACCCCTCCAGCCGAAGCTGACACAGCCCGCCATCACGCCGCATCGCCCGCGGACGATTCCGCACGAACTCGGCCGAACGCCCCGAACCCGACCACGCCATCCCAACCTCACCCCAGCCGCCAACACCACTGCACCAGCCAGGATCTCGCGGAAACATGCGCATGCATAGATGATTGCTCTATAGCCGAGATGTAGGCTGTGTGCTACAAATGGCGTATGGCCACCAGCATCGACGAGCAGCGGAACAGGATCACCAACTACGTCGACGAACGCGGCGAAGCCGAACACCTCGCACCCCTCCGGCGCCAACTCGCCCTTGCCCTCCTCGACCACTTCGTGGCCCTTGAGATCAGTGACACCGAACTGGCCGAACGAGTCGGACAGAACCGCGTCGAGATCTCCAAGCTCCGCAACGGCAAGCTCGACAAGTTCTCCGTCGACCGGTTGATCCGGATCGCCGAGAAGGCCGGACTGAACGTGAAGGTCAACTTCCTCGGCGTAGCTGCCTGATATCGAGGTCACCGTGACGGCAATTATGCCGCCACGCGGTTCAGCGCGTCGTGCTCCGGCGCAAGCAGGCGGACTACCGACTCCAGCTCCTCGATACGCGCGAGATACGACTGCCGCGCCAACATCTCCGCCGTATTCTCAGCGTGCGTTACAGGCTGAAGATGGTCAGGGTTGACGCAGCCACTGTTTCCACACTTGTGATGCGCTGCCAATACACCCAACGGAGCGCCGAGCTTCGCCTCCAGTACCATTCGGTGAACCGGGAAGTTCTTCTTCTTTCCCAATCTAACCTGCGGGTAACCGTCCCTGGTCCGCCTGCTCCAAATTTGACACTCCCCAGATGGCGCGGTCTTGACAGCGACCGCTTGAAGGAAGGCTTCGTAATCTCGATCCTCCCAAGCCTTCCGGAGCGGAGAGCGCATGTCTTTCTGAGGTTTGGGTTCTGGGCGAGGCGTCGTCGCATAACGGGCACTCTGATGCTGCGCCCTCATCTGCTGGCGGCATTCACCGGAGCACGCCTTCGTGCGCGCGTACTCGGATGTGAACGAGTTCCCACAGATCACACACTGCCGCTCTACCGGCTTCTTTGCGCGGCTTTCACGAGGCGGTCGTCGCGACTGGTTGTACTCACGGAATTTCGCGAGCCGTTTCTCGCGAGCATCGGGATCTGCCCAGTATCGCTCGCGCTCGACGCGTTTCCGATTCTGGTCGTAGCAGCCTCTCGAGCAAAACTTGCTCCGACTGTTGGGAAGTTCGAATTGTTCGCCGCAGACTAGACAGTCTCCGCGCACTGGCTCACGGCGTACCGCAGCCAAGCGAGCAGCATGTCGCCCATCCGATCGGCATCGAAGTTCGTAAGCGGCTTGCCTGCATCGGGTCGGACAATAAGTCGGTTCAGGTCCGGTCTTGGATCGACGTTCGAGCGGAGCGTCGCAATGCGCGCATACCCGTATCGCAGGCATATTCAGTTGTCCCTCTATTAAGTTGTATACGGCTGTCGCCGCCAGAGTCGATTATAACGGTGAGATAACAAACGAACCTTCAACGTCGTACATGTTCCGCGCCACAGAGTGGGACGGTGCGCTATCGACCCCACCCAGGGGGCTTGGGCGGCCTGGGGTTTCGCGCCTCCCCAGGGCGCAGCGTCGGCAGGGCGCAGCGTCGGCAGGGCGCAGCGTCGGCAGGGCGCAGCGTCGGCAGGGCGCAGCGTCGGCAGGGCGCAGCGTCGGCAGGGCGCAGCGTCGGCAGGGCGCAGCGTCGGCAGGGCGCAGCGTCGGCAGGGCGCAGCGTCGGCAGGGCGCAGCGTCGGCAGGGCGCAGCGTCGGCAGGGCGCAGCGTCGGCAGGGCGCAGCGTCGGCAGGGCGCAGCGTCGGCAGGGCGCAGCGTCGGCAGGGCGCAGCGTCGGCAGGGCGCAGCGTCGGCAGGGCGCAGCGTCGGCAGGGTCGCTAACGCTCCCCGCCAACCCCGCACACAAAGGGGTGTGCCATCCCAAGTCCGCCCCTTCTTCCGAAACCACAAGAACACGGCGTAGCAACCATTTACGTCACTTGACCAGCGCTTTTAAATTCAGTGTTGACATTGTTGTAGGCCCTGGCCTACATTTGTGCCATGCCGCCGGAAGGCAGGCAGCAAGCGGAACTCAACTCCTCTCGCTGCGGTCGGTCCGGCGCAAGGTTTCAAACCATCGAGTGAGGCCACGAACGGAGTACTGAAGCGGCGGGCGGCGGGATGCCCCCAAAGCGCGGATGCTTTTCCCTTTGAGGGTTGCGAGCGTCTATAGGGAAACAAGTAACTGATGTGCCGATCCGGTGGGGCCGAAGGTTTCTGGCACCGATCAATGTGGCTTGCATGATTGGCCTAGTACCGGCAATGACGGCGGGTAGCGCAACCCTTGGGGAACTATCCAATGTCGGCGTCGGTGCGTTGTAACGGCTAACTTGCGGCATTGATACGAGCTACAGACCGTAAAACGGCAGGTTACCGGCATTCGGTAGCTTCGGTGGCAGCGAGCGAGCCGGGTCAGGAATTCCGGTCACAATCCTTTGGGGTTGTCGAGCCTTTTCCTGCGGGGTGAGCGAGCGAATCACTGTCCCGGTTCGGGCGATAAACGTTCATCCTTCGCGGTGAATAGTCCGGACCGACCGGGAGAGACACACGCACCGGGTATCGAGTGAGTGGGTAACCAGAGACTTTGGAGAGCGGGGCTGTTTCGGCGGCCCCTTCTCTCGTGTTTTCAATCGGGAAGTTACGGCGCGCTGGTTGTGGCTGGCGTGCCGCTTCGGTCAATCATCCAGCTTTTCGGAGGTGAGCTATGTTGGATTTCTTGCCGAATGAGCGCCGCAAGGTGCGCGGATCGCATAACCCCCAGTGGGATGGTATCGGTCTGTTCACCAAGGGTAATGCTCGAAGGCCGGGCGATATCAATCGTCACGAAACCGATCCGTATACGTGCCGCAGGTGCGGCACGGATCTGCCGTTCAATATCAGGAATTACCGGCGTGGTGTCTGGTGTGAGTCCTGCCAGGCTTCGCGGTCGGCCGGTGAGGTCGCAGGTACGGGGCGGTCGGAGACTGAGATGCTGGCCGAGTATGTGCGGCTGTATCGCGAGTTGCCGCAACGTCGGCGAGCCGGGTTTCTCTCGCGTATTCCCAAGCGGTTTCGTGAGGCTGTGGCGTCGGCGTCGGCGTGAGTCGGTTTCAAGTCAGCGGGGGTGTCCCGCTGGTTTGGCCGTCGATTCACTCTGAATCGTGATCGGTGAAACTCGGGAAGGTTTCTTACATGTCGTCTGTGTATGCGATTGTGTCGGTTGCGGATGAGTCCGGGCCGGGCCGGGTGCTGTTGAGGGGTAGTCGCCGGATGTGTCGGCAGGCGATGTTTTCTGGTGCGCTCACGTTCATCGAGCGGGGATTCCGGGTGGAGCGGATCGGCAACGATGCTCGTCTGCGGGTTTTCCATCGTACAACTGGCGAACTGGAAATCGAGCGTCATCTGATCGCACTCGATATCTAGCCAGGGCTAGGGCGTGCACGCGGGTAACTCGCTGTTCCGTCTGCTGGACGGTGGCGGCGGGGTGCCCTATGCATGAGCTAAGTCGTTCGTGTATGGAATCTGGGAGGGCTCAAATGGAACGTTCGAAAGCTACCCTGTCGCGCATTGTCGATGCCGTCGCCGTGATCGGCGATTCGGAGACATACAACCGGGTGGTGAATGTGTACAACATCGGCTGGCCCATTGCCAGGCTGCGGGCAGGCGGGGAGATCCTGTTTGCCGGGATTACTGACGGGGGTTGGATTGCTGTGGATGAGTTGCACGCGCACTTGTTCGGCGCGTAACACGCAGCCTGCGTGATTCTCGGGAGGTTTCGACATGTTTGGTTATCAGTTCATCGGCCGTTTGGGTGACGAGTCCGCGGAAATGCGGTTCACGGTGTCCAGCGCGACAGGGGATTACCGTCATGAGGATGCGTTCGGCCTGGACTGGCGACGCAACCGGAAGGTGACCGGCGGGGATTCGTTCCTCAAGGCTATCGCCGGTCTGGGAGGGGACGCGAAGCAGGTCGCGGTGTATCTCGAGGTCCCGAACACGTGCCATGAGACGAGCATGCCGGGTGGGGCGTCGGTGGAGAGCGAGGTGAATGCTCGCTACCTGCGGGAGACGTACGCGGTGAGCATGTTCTCCGATTCGGTGTATGTGCTGGTGTTCGATGGGCCGGGCGCGGGTCTGGGGGTCGAGGTGGACGACGGCCTGGCCGACATGGTGGCGGGCCTGTATGCCGGTCACGACATCGACGATGGCGAGACGCGCCAGGTGATCGAACGGGAATTGATCGACAAGTCCTGGGACAGCTGGGTTCGCGGGCAGGTGGCGCAGCGGCTGTCGGACGCGGCCGAGTCGCTGTGGTGGGACTCGACCCCGGCGCAGCAGGACACGTTGCTCGGTGAGGCGCTGGATCGGTTCTATCGGGTCGATGGTCATCGGCTGGAATTCGAGGACGACTCGTGGTCGGTGGATCACGAGGAGTTCGCGAAGGTTTTCCAGGCCGTGGTCCTGGCTTCGGCGTGGTCGGGGGTGTCGGTGTGAGGGTCGTCGACGTGACCGAGGAGTTTCCGCAGATCACCCACCGCGCGGGCCAGACGCAGCGCCACTATCGGCGGGGTGAAACGGCGGTGATTGTGACTGTGGCCGAGCAGCGGCGTTATCTGCCTGCCCGTCCCGGTGAGCGGTCGCGCTGGTATCGGGTGACGATGCAGATCACGAGTGGTTCACCGTCGCGTCATGCGCGGTTGGCGAAGCAGATCGCTGCGGAGCTGGAGTTGCCGGATACCGCGGGCGCGCAGCTGTATCGGTTCTATCGCACGAAAGAGGGTCGGCCGGAGTCGTCCTATGCGTTCACCCATGGGTTGTCGAGAGTCGCGGGAGTTCGATCGTGAAGATTTTCATTCTCGGTGCCGCGTTCACCGCGTCGGCTCTGGTGGGTGCTGCGGCAGGTTGGTTCGTCTCCGGCGGCATGGTGTCGGTGTCGGACGAGGCGGAGGTGGATTCGTGCCTGGTCGGTGAACCCGTTGACCCTACGACACTGTGGGCGCTCGCCGACGGGTATTGGGTTGTGGTGGATGCGCCGGATTGCGGCTGCCCGTGGGAGGAAGACAGTGGCGACGGGGGAGACGCGTCACGTGGTGGGGAACTTGTATTCCTCTAGCACGGCAATGGTGGGGCAGGCGATGCAGATTCTGGGGTACGCGGGCGTGGTGTAGCGGAGATAGCGGGGCGCGGGAGCATGGTTCCCGTTCCCTGGCTACCGCGCTATATCGGTGTCGGGTGGAACTCGGGAGGTTTCGAATATGTCTGATGTTGTGTCGCGCCAGCAGGTGGCGACGTTTACTGCTGACCTCAAGACGCTGGCCAGCGATATTTTATTTATCAAGCGTGTGACCGGTTTCCGGCGCGCGCATCTTCCTGTGCTGGAGTTGGCGACGGTTACTGTGCGCGATGGTGTGGCCGCGATCAGCTTCTACAATTTTGATGCTGCGGTGACGGTGCGCATGCCCGGTGCCGGTGATGACACGTGTTTCGCGGTGAATCTGAATGTGCTGGCCGACGCGGTGAAGGCGGTCGGCGCGACGAACACCGGCACGTTCACCATGCGTGCCGGTGAGCTGAGGATCGCTGCGGCGGGTGTAGCCGTGACCGTGCCGCTCGCGGGGGCCGAGCTGACCGAAGACATGCCGGTGCATCCCGTGGTGGACGGCACGCCGGTAGCGATCGTCCCCGGTGCCGAGTTCGCCCGTCTCGGCGCGATCACCGCTACCGCTGTCGGCAGGGATACCGACCTGCCGATGCTGACCGGTGTCCGTGTCGAGTGCAGCGGCACCCACCTGCACGCGGTCACGACCGACCGCTACAAGGTGGCCATCGCGGAGGCGACAAACCGGTTCTGTGTGGCCGAGGACACTGCGTTGCTGGTTCCCGGTCACCCGTTCCATCACTTCGCGAAGCGCGCGGGGTCCTCGGGCACCGTGACGGTCTCGGTCGGCGCGAATGGCATGGTGTCGCTGGAGTCGGATGACTGCACGGTCGCCGTGAACCAGCTCGACCACGAGTACGTCAAGTGGCGGAATCTGCTGCCGTCCACCACATCGGTGTCGTTCACCTTCGATCCCGCGGCGCTGCTGCGCGCCGTCAAGGCGATGCCGAAAGGTGCGTCCACCATCAACCTGCACATCAGCGATGGCGAGGTCAGGGTGGTCGGCTACAGCGGGCGTGAGGAGTCCCCGTTCTCGTCGATGCTGCTCGATGTCACCGACATCGAGTGCGACCAGGACATGGTCATCAAGTTCTCGGCCCCGTATGTCGCGACGATTCTCGGCGCGGTGCCCAAGGGCGTGAAAGTCCAGTGGCGCGGCACGACGCCGACACGTCCCGCACTGTTTGTGTGGGAGTCCGCGCGTGTGCTGCTCATGCCGGTGCGGATACCCGGCTGACAGCCGGGGCGAAATCCGGCTCCGATAGAGCATGGCAAAGGACGCCCGGAAGGTGCGGGTGTTCATTTGTGTGCGGGGACCGCTTGTCCAGTATCCGGGGGGCGCTCACCTGTGGGTGAGCGTTGCGCGATCAACCGGGGCTGTTGGTGATGAAATTCGGGAGGGTTCACATGTTCGACAGCGTGGAGAATCTGGAGATTATCGCGCGGGCACAGGCGATGGCGTTCGCCGATGAGTCGGGTGCCGCGGCGTTCGAGGCGGTGGCGTTCGCCAACTTCTGGGTCTGCATCGGTATGCACGAGTACGGGGACATGAGGACAGCGATCGGTAGAGCATACAACGGTGATCGCCGGTTTCGGGAGTTCTACGACGCCGAGGGCGAGGCTACCGTCCCCAACAACTGTTACGGGCGGGTATGCGCGGCCGAATCCTTGGTCGCTGCGCTCCCTCGTGTCCGTTCTGAAAGGTTCTGCCATGACACCGCGTCGAGTGGGTGGCTGGTGGGCAAGTACCGTGAATCGCTGGCGGTGGCGAAATGACCTGGATTGGTGTACTGCGCGCCCGGTATGCACAGGCGCACAGGGATTCGGATCGTAGGCCGTCGCGATTCAGTGCGGGCGGTCGGGCCGATCGGGAATGGGCTGCGCGGGCGGATTCGTATTGGACGGTGATGTCGTGAGAAAATGGAAGGTCCCGGACTGGGACAGCCCGCATATTCGGTCGATCAATCCGGCGGAGCAGAGTGCACGTTGGGGCTGGTATGACTCGACGCCCGGTTTCGCTCCCCGATACCGGAAGGTGGCGATTCCGGTGGGCGCGGTGGTCCGGGTGAAAGATCCGCAGTATCGGTCTGAGGGTTGGATCGGCCGGGTAACAGCGCACATGGTCGATCAGTCGGGGTTATTACGGTCTGTCGTTGGCGGAGTGTCTGGACACGGGCGGGTTCTTGAACAAGCGGGTCGGCCGGGTGGATCAGGTTGAGATCGTCCATTGCCTGATCCTGCCGCCCGCTCCGGAGGTGGGGTAGATGTGTCGTTGCGTGTGCGCTGCGCGTGAGCGTATCGAGATGTTGGACAATGGCGCGAGCATCTATATAGCGCCAGATTCCGACTATGCGGTGTCGCCTTACGAGGACGGCGATTACATGCACATGACGGCGGTAGTTCGCTCTGCCCGTGGCCGTTACGACACGTTCGAGTCGTGCGATACGGGGATGCCGATTCGCGCCGATGTGGTTGTGGACGCGTTGCGTGAGCACGATTGCCGAGTGGTTGTCCGGTGGCTGCGGTCAGTCTACGGGCTGACGGTGGTCGCCGACGGCGACGATATCTATTACTCGCGTGAACCGGTGTCGGATGTGCGATCGGAGATTGCGCTGTTGGATGCGTGGCGGCGGGGTGAGACGGGCGGATGGGTTGTGGAAGATTCCGCCGGGCGGGAGATCGGTTCTTGTTGGGGTTTCTACCTCACTGATTCGGAACGCGCATACATGGTCGAGCGGCCGCGCGAGGTCGCTCGGGCATTGAAGGCGGCGTAGCCCGCTGTTTTCCAGTGTCTGGGGAGCACTCATCTGCGGGTGAGTGTTGCCCGATCAACTGGAATTGGTTGATTTCGTAGTATGGGAGGGTTCTTTATGGGTTCCGATATCGAGGATCGTGGCGCTGTTGTTCGGGTGCTGCGTGGCCATTCGGATGCGGAGTCGGCGTTCGTGGTGGATGACTATCCGTACGGTTTCCGGCTGCGTTGCAAAATCCGTTATTGGATGGAGCAGGCCAGCAAGGGCCAGTACAAGGCGCACTGGCGGATGGTCACGCAGACGACCAATCCGAAGCGGCCGGGTGAGGTGTGGAACAAGCCGAAGGCCAGCCAGTACACGGGCTACGCGGTGCTGGTGCAGTACGAAAACGATCACGTGGGTCAGGTGGGCGTGAGTTTGTACATGTGGACTGACGATTGGATGCGTTTCTATCTGACGGGCGTGTGGCCGTTGATGAACGATGCCGAGCGTGGTCGGGTGGCGTTCATTCAGTCGCTGGCGGAACGTGGCTCGAAGGATTCGTGGGCTACGTGGTCGGCGCTGGTGCAGTCGCTTCCAACTACTGAGG